TTTTTTAGAAAATTATTTTATTTTCATATACCAGTCAAGGACATCCATACATTCTTCAAGTCCTTTAACTACCTTAGCATAGTAACCTGCTTCATTGAGGTCAGCGACCCATTGCTTCTGTTCTTTGGATGGGTAGCAGGTTTTATCTGCTTTAATCTCTAGGAATAGTCCTGCATACTCACTATTGACTTTACATATTTGCATATCAGGAAAGCCTTTAACATAGCCTGTTTTCTTGGCTAGTATTGCTTGTTTCATGGATGTTCTTATACCACCTAGTGATGCACAGTATCTTACATTAGGGTAGGTATATTGTATATAGGTACAGAATGATGATTGGACTAACGCTTCTTTCTTCATAGCCATACCCCCTATGACCCCCTATGCCCCCTATGTCTACCCCCTACACCCCTTGTTCCCCCATCAGTATAGGTCTTACCCTTTATTAGTTGGTACATTAAAGGTTGAGATACACTATACTTCCTAGCAAGAGATGAGATAGTTATCTTCTCTGTAGAAGTAGTGTATTCTTTTCTGATAGCATCTGCTTCAGCAACAGTAAACTTTCTTCTGGAGTAACCACCACCTCTACTATCTTTTCTATCTTCTATTCTTATCTTTCTAATCTTTGGCATAATCTAATATTCATCTTCAAACCTATCAGTAGTTTCACCATATTGATTTTCAATATCAATACTTGTAATTATAACATCTACTTTGTTTAGGTTCTTTTTATTTATGTAACAAATTCTATCTATTAATTCTTGGTCATTCTCTATTTCTTTGATGTTAGATGTAAGAACAAATGTATCTAGTATTCCTGTAATTACTTTCCTAGTAACAACTTTTTTACTCTTTATCTGGTAAGATACAAATACTCTAAAGATTGGTTTTTTCATTTTTAATTTTATCTAACTCAAACTCTAAGTGGTTAATAGCCTTCTGTATGCAATCAACACTTGTTTCGTGCTTACGCTTTGCTCTCAGGAGATATGTCGTGGCAGTACCGATATTATACGACAAATCAAAATCCTCTACAACTTTCCTAGCCTCATATCCATAAACTTTACCAATGTAATAGTTTGGAGTTTTCTCTTTACTATAATCTATTTTAAGTTCTTCTTTTGTTAATAGCATCTTAGGATTAATTTTACCTCCACTCCATTTATTGTCTTTATCCTCTATCACCTCATCTTGCCAAGTGGTATTAGGTGTCCATCCGTTCCTACCTTTATCGTGATAATATTTATTATGCTTTGTCATCTAATTTATCTATATTGTTTTCTAACCTTTCATTCTCTTGTTTTGCTATCTTACCTTCAACATAGCATAAAGCAAATATATATAAAACGACAACACCAACAATCATTAAAGCACCAATAGTTACACTATTCATTATTTAAGATTTTTAAAAGTTGATTGCTTGTATATATCCTATCATCACCTGCATAGTTTTCGTATATCATTGTGAAGTTATCATTCTTCCAAGTCCATAAAGACCTAACTCCAGTCCTAATATGATGCTTCAATACGCTTTTAATTGATTTGTAAGTTCTCTCCTCCATATTATTTTTAATTATTGTTTATTTAATAAGCATAGTGGGGTTACAAAAAAAAAGGAATATTAATGCTTAAGGGTTTTAGAGTTTCCCTATAGTAATTATTATTATTTATCCCCACTATACTCATATTTTATTAAGGTAGAGTAGAAATAGGCTTCTAGCACACAAGCAATTACAACCACTCCCCATATTATCATAAATGTTTTCACTATGCAAATATATAAAAATATTTCAATTTTATACAAATTAGTTTCTAAAACTTTTACCCTTGATAATCACCACTTTACACTTCCTTAACCTATCTAAAGTCCTTTCATCATATCTTTCTTTTAGTGCTTTTGGTGTTAAATTTGTAGTTATTAGTAATGTTTTAGAACTATCCTCAGCATAAGAAATTGCATCAGCAACTGCATCAATCTTAGTACCATAATCATTTTTGATACTCTCAGTTCCTAAGTCATCAATGATAATGAATGGTGCTTTGTTTCTATCTACTGCACCTAATTCTTTTGCAGGAACGCTTCTTAATATCTTATTTGTTTTAGTCCTGAATATAGCAGGAATAACAAAGTTTAAGATAGTTGATTTACCTAATCCACACTCTCCCATTAACATCAAACCTCTACCTTTAGTATCTACCATCCAGTCAATAATCTCATCATAAGCAGGTAAATGCTCATAATTATCAATTGTTCTATCATAATACTCAAAAGATTTAATGAACATTTCTTTTATTTCTTCTCTTGCTCCTAGTTTATATCTGTTGTAAACCTTTGGCTGCAGGAAATCTGCATTTTTAAATGTATCTTCTATTGTTCTCATAGTTTAAAATTTACCATCACCATAATCTCCTCCTGCTTGATGTCTGTGTGATGTAGTGTTATTGTTATTAGTTTTATTTTGTCTTTTCTCCCAAGTCCTTACACAGGCTTTCCAATCCTTCATTTTGTTTTTACCTATCAACCAATTTTTACTTTCATAGAAATCAAAAAAAGTTTCTGAATCAATACCATTATTCCTCCATAAACAATATTCTTTAATATCATTAACTGTTGGTTTTTTAAAAGAAGCCCCTTTATTATTAATATGTTTATCTTTAGATAAACTAATACTATCTTTAAAGTTTTCTTTAATACCCCCCTTAAAGTTTTCTTTAATACCCCCTTTAAGTTTTCTTATATACCTCCTTTCAATTTCTTTAGTATTTCCTTTATAGATGTAATGAGTTGATATATAGCCGTTTGCAACTAATTCACTTACCCATTTAGAAATAGTAACAGTACTCTTACCATAAAGGTTAGAGAAGTATTTATTTGTAGCAAAGCACTCACCATTGATGTTAAGTAGTGCAGTTATTTCAGCATATAATAATTTAGCATTTGCAGTTAGGTTTTTATCATACCTAACCTCAGCACTTATTATAGCATAGTAGTTTGGTTGTTGTTTCATTGTCTTTAGTTTTAGTTGTGTTTTTGTATTTCTAGTTCATAGCACTCTGTATAGGTGGACATGACTACAGTCCATTCACTTACCTGTTCGTGAGTAAACCAACAAAATCTTGCGTATAAGGCGTTCAATGGCTGTATGAACAGATAGTGCGTAATTTTCTTTTTAGGGTTGTTATGGGCTTTAAAATTGACTCTAAGCGTATTCCCACCACTTCTTACGCCTTTAACATCAATGTAATGTGTTTCACCAATACCTTGCATAATTAAATCAGCCTCAACAACTGGTCTTGACTCAAGCAGTAATGCTGCCTTATATTTTATACCATTGTTGTTCTCCATCAGATGTCTTGCAATAAGTTCTGCAAATATTCCTAACTGAGATATAGAATGTTCTTGCTTACCTCTATATTTTTCTGTGTTTTTATTATAAACATCAGCAGATAACATACTCCTTACCTTAGCAAGTTCATCAGATAGTTTGATGAAAGTGCTAGGATAAGTTGTTTTTTTCCATTTAATCATTAGAATGGTAAGTCATCATCTGTTTTTACTGTAGATTTCTTAGCAGTTGTTGGCTTAGAATCTTTTGGTGGCTCATAAGTATTTACATAAGCATAATGAGTTGCACCTTTCTCAGATGGTTCTCTTCTTTCTGAAATCACCATAGAAACCCAACCATTCTTTGAGTTTGCTTGTAGTTCATCCATCTTAAAGTTAGCCACCATCATTGTACCATACTTAGTATCAATATTTTTGATACTACTTGGTAAGTAAACCTTCTCTTTTTTGTCTGTCATTTTTTGATTTTTTAATTTTATATAATTTAGTTAATGATTCATTGATATATTTTAATTGATTTTCAAGTCCTAATATTTCTTCATCCACCTCAACTTCAATAACCCTATCTTCTACTCTTTTAAAAGCATCAGAATCTTCTGGATAGTTATTGTAAAAGAACTCAAACTTTCTTGTATGGTGTATAATAGATGCATGATGTAGGTTTGTTACTCTACCTATCTCACTAAGAGTTAATCCAAACATCTCTCTTAATATATAGATATACATCCTTTTAGCAAATATAATGTTTTTCTTTCTACTACCCAAAAACATTTCCTTCTGTTTAATGTTATAAATATCTGCTAATTCTTTTGTAATTACATTGTGATAGTAATCACTAAACTTTAATCTTCTTCTTCTCATTTTGTTATAATTTTAATTTAAGTCGTACATTATTGTATCAACTATGTCTTGTGTTTTTAATCCAATAAAATCTGCTAATGTCTTGGCATGAATGAATCTAAGTGATGGTGGATTCTCTATAAACTTTCTACTTGTAGCATAATTAACTCCAAGTATCTTACAAAGTTTTAAATTAGAAACGCCATATATTCTTAGTAAAGCCTCAAACTCATTTCTGGATTCTCTGATTTGTACTAATGAATATTTATTTGTCATCTCTGTTTATGTATTTTTCAACCTTAGATTTCTCAACCTTAAATTTAGTTTTATCAAAATGATAAAAATCTATAAGTTGAATTTCATCTAGCAGTTTCAGTATATTATCTTCAACTATCTCACCTAAAAGGTGTTTCTTGTTCCATATAATATAAGTGTAGGATTTTAAAAAGTGATTAAAAATCTCTATGTCCAAATACTCCATCTTTGCACATTTTTTCCCATTGTTTTCTTGTGTCTTTTTCATATCTGTTTTCATATATTTTAGTTATTATTTCTTCTGCTTCTAGTTCTGTCAAATCATTTATCCTGCTTAAAATATCAGATTTCATTCTTTCTGTAAAAGATGTTTGGTCAATGTTACTCTCAATGATAAGCCATTGGGTATGTGTAATACCACTAGGCTCACCATCAAGAATATTATCTATCCAATCATCATTCATTAATCTACAATCTCATCTTGACCAAATACTCCTTGCTCATAGAATCCTGCAATCTTTAAAACAACTCTTGACATTGCTCTCTTTTCTGCCATGGAAACAGGAAACTTCTTACCACCTCCCATTAAGTTATTGTCAGATGCTTCACCAAAACTCATAGCGTTCTTAACCTCATTACCAACTTTCATTGATGCTGCTGCTCTTAATACGCATATTCCTTTTTCTATATCCATAGTGATTACTTCATAGGCAACTGTAATATTGTTTCTTGATACAATCTTATCAATTCCAGTTCTTGTGATAATTACAAACCCTCTCTTGTCTTTGTAAATATCTTCTTCTACTAAACCATTCTCTTTGTAAAGCCTTCTTAAAGCCTCTTTTCTTGTTTCTACAACTGGCTCAGGTTGTTTCTTCAGTTTTTCTTGCATTGTTTTTTTTGTCATTTTATTATTTAATTGATTAATACTCGGATTTTGTTGAGCAAGTTCTTCTTGCTGCATTTGCATATACATCTCTTTTTGTTTTCCCATAATTGTTTATTGTTTTAGTTATTAATTGAGGCAAAGATATAAAATTGGAATTACCTACCAAAAGATTTTTAACAATTTTTAGATAAATGTTTACCTGCTAGAAGTAAAATGTATAAAATTTATGAAGGCCAGATGATTACCATTAGAAATAATGCACTAAACGAGCCACTTGCCCACTTGTTTTTTCGTGCAAAAATCCTTCAACTGCTTTAGGAACTCCAACATATCCTTTTCTTGAGTGCCAACTATCAGTTCCTGATGGACTACGCATATACTCTACAGTAACTCCTATAAAATCTTTAGCATCTAGCCACTTATGTTTAACTTTGTGATGTAAATGATGTAGATACCAATATCTATATTTAGTTTCACTCCACATTACTGGCTTCTCTTGAGCCATCATTAAAGGTAAGTTTGCCATCTTAGCACCATCTCCATGCTCTAAGCCAATTAAGTTCTTACCATACTTATAATACTTTCTATGTGCTACACTAATATCAAAAGTAATATCTCTGTCGTTTCTAAACCAACTCTTTAATGCGTGTGCCAAATGAAATCCACTTTGGTAGTCATGATTACTCATGGAATGAACAACATCTACAGGTGCTACCTCTCTTAATATTTCTATACACTTAACATATAATGCTAATGCAACCTCAAAATGTTCCCACCACTTACCATCTACATCTTGACCTGTACCTGCTGTAGTTTGATTATATACATTATCAATATGTAGAACATCATTACCTATGCAAAATAATATCCTTTCTACCTCAAAGCCATCTGCTTTGTATATAAGTCCTTCTAAGCCCTCTAAAACACGCATACAGGCAGTTTCTACATCATACCCATCACCAGTTTCTACTCCATTAGCATATTTACCTATATGTATGTCTGCAGGATTTATTACTAATAGATGATTAGCATCTTTGTTATCTCTTTTTACGGAAGGGTAGTGGGGTGAATGATTTTCAATGAAGCCACTAATCTTATCTAGCATATCATTTTCATTAGCAGTTATATCTTCTTTAGTTACAATGCTAAATCTATACTCACCACTAGCAGATTGCCAATGTTTGACACTTACAACATCATCTTTCTTTATACCCCTCTCTGAAAGGTGTATGTCTAACGCTGTGTTTCCATTAATGTTTGTTGTGCTTTCTGCTCTGTTTTCATAAACCATCTCAACCTCATCTTTAGATAGCCTAAGCCTTTTACCATATTTCTTCATAGTTTTATGTATTGGTTATGATGCAATTATACAAAAAAAAATGCTTATATAATACAAAAGTGAGATGTTTTTAAACATCCCACTCTTGAAAACTATAAACAATGAAAACAAAGATAGGCACAACCCTACCTGTTTTATGCAAAGATAATTATTTTTTACAATTATCAGTACAATTACATTTATTTTTTTCAAATACAGAAAAACATAATGGCAAAATACCTAATCCTGTAAGTATTAAAGCATTATTATCAATACCATTTTTCTCAATGTATAAACTAGCAGCAAGTACTATCACTCCACTAATGGTTCTTTTGCTACTCCATTTACCTTTAGTGTCTGTAAAAAGTTCTTTTACTGCTTTTAACAATTCTGTTATTGGTGTTATGCCTCCTTTCATTAGCATAGACCCTATCCATTTCTGTATCATTATTTCTTTTTTGTATAATTAGGTACTAATGCGTCAATCATTGTATCTAACCATCCAAAGATTCTGTTGTCTTTTTCTGTTGGAGTTAAATTAGTAACAACTTTAGCAAAAGCCATTAGTCCAATTAATAATTCAACCCAATTTTCTGTAATAAAATTCATAATATATATTTAATTAGTTAATATTCTGTTTAGTACCCCCAAATACAAGGGTTTGTTTTATCCTCATCACAATCAGCGTGTATAAATTTGTTTTTAAAATCTATACCATATCTTTCAAATCCTGCACCTCCTAATCCTCCCATTATTAGTGCTAAGTTTTTACCATTAGTAAAATGTATATCAGCAGCAATACCTTTTATATGAGATGAGGTTGGATTTTTCTTAGATAGTGGATGCTTTTCACATCTAAAACCAGAGTTTACCTTAAATGGAACACCTGCAATTCTTCTTGCTTTATCCATCATTTCTAAGAAATCACTATCAATGTAGTTTGTATTACAACCACACTTGCAATTAAACTCACTTCTTTTAAAGTATTTTAATTCCATTTTATTTGTTGTCTTTAATAGATTTGATAATATCTTCAAAGAAACTTTCAAAATCTTCTTTAATTTTATTTTCAGAGTCAATTTGTTCTAACTTTTTTATAGCCCAATTTACACCTGCATCTCCTCCCCAAGCATCCCACATAATACCTCCACATCCTTCATCATAAGGCACATCTTTATGTTGCTGGTGTCTTTTAAATGAAGCCATACGAGCAATAGTATCTCTGCTTAAACTTTCTCTGTTGGCTAATTGTCTTGCTCTAGTCCATCCAACTTGAGTTCCACAATCACTACCATTTTCCTCCTTATACTTTATAGCCCTCTTAGCATTGTTAGTTGCTGCTTTTGGGTAATCATTGTAAGTTTTAGCCATACTATGCTGTTACTACAACAAACTCAATATCAATTTCTGCTGTATCTGGAGTAGCAGATATTTGTGATATATCAGTAAAAGCACCGAAAGTCGTACTAGATGCTACTGCATCAATCTCATTATCCATCAATAAGAAAGATTCTCCTGCTTTTATTTTAATAAAGAAAGAATCTGCTGTCCCTGTAACTCTTAATGTTAAGAAATTAGTATCATCTAAATTCTTTATTCTGAAATATTTATAGTTATCTATATCTGCCTGTCCTGCATCATCTGCTGCACCAAAATTTATTATATCTGTAAACGTAACTTCTAAAGCATTATAAGGTATAGCCATTATTCTTTGATAAACCTCTCCATTATCTGTATAGGTTTTATTCATTGTATTACCATAACTAACACCATTAAGAGTATATTGTTCTGTTATTGTTACTGTTAAATTTTCTGCTGTTACTGTTGTTGCCATAATTTTTTATTTATTATTCTATTATTAATTCATCAGGGTCTACATCTGTACCTTCTGCGTTTTTTTCATAACCTAAGAACGAATGTACACAATCTACAGGAAATAACTCGTGTATTCCGAAATCAAATTCTTCTGTAGTCATTAGGTCATAAAATACTCCATCATAATAAATAGGAGGAGTTAATTCGTGTCCTTCATCATCATAAGTTGCAGGTACTTCTACTATTTTACCTATGTAAACTATTGCTTGTGTTCCATTTCTGTAAACATCTTGAGTAACTCCTTCTTCAGTTATTACTTCGTAAGTACCTTTAGCAAGTAAGTCAGCATCTCCTTCTGCTTTTGT